CTGGGTGTGGTTTAACTAAGATATTTCTATCTGTATGTTCTCTTATCTTAGTATAACTGTCTTCTACAAATTGTTCAACAGGTTTCGTAGCAGTAGGGTCGTTTTCTAAACCTGGACAAATAATAATATCACCATCTTTATTATTTTGCCAAGTATGATTATTAAATTGATTTTTAAATACGCTTGAAAATTCTAAATTATTTTTTATATAAATTTCTAATCTATCTGTTTTAGGTTTACAAAATTTTGCCTTACCATAAGTCCAATGATTTAAACCCATTCTGTAATATAAAGGTGTTGAATCTTTCCATGACATACCATTTACATCTGACATAGTGTTTCTAATTCTACATAATGTACCTGTTTCAAAAACTATAAATTTTTTATTGTAAGAATTTAAAAGATTTGTAAAAAAAGTATTAATATTTTCTACCCAAGCCTGTCTTCTTATATTATTTGTAGGATGCCATACTCTATTAAAATTTGTACTTCCCCATGTGCCAAAAATAAAACAAACATCAGCTTGTTGTATTTCATATAAATCATTTGCTGTTAATAAAGAAACCTTAAATGGTTCTTCGCTATATTTTACTGGTATGTGATAATTTTTAATACTGCGAATATCTAAGGTATTTTTAATACCTAATATTGGATTTGATTCGCCTATTGTAACTGTTCTCATTTACTAACTTGCCCAGGCCATTGACCTCTAGGTAAAAATGTATGTGTTACAATAGCATCCTTCTGTTCTCTACATGTAACAATATATGATTCTATAAAATCATAATTATTTTCTTGGGCCCAAATAACTCTTTTGTTTCCTGTATGCACACCATAACCCTCTACAAAATCGCCTTCTAAATTTTTTCTAGGCCATCTTTTAGATTTCATAGGTTCCCAATAATCATCTACATGCACTAGTATTACAGGCCACATCATACCTACTGATTCAATACTTTCTGTAAAAGGCACCATTTTTTTATTAATCCATTTTCTAGGTGCTGTGATAAGTATATCTTTTACAGGAAACATTTCTGTTTTTAGTTTAGGTCCTTCTTGAAAGACATGTTGAGGTACTACATTATTTGCCTTTAGCACTTTCATAACCACACCTCGCAATATAATATGAATCAACAATATCTGTTATAGGATTAGATAGTGTTTGCATATCAAATGTTTTCATTAAATCTGTTTTTGTATCTTTACAAAAATATTCATACATTAGTTCTTTGTTTGCATTACCTTTATCTGTTGCAAACTTTTTAACAATACTAGGTACAATAATATCATATCCTATTCTTTTTTCTTGTAGTGAATATTTTAGTATGCCACAGTTTTCTGCTATTTGAAATATAGCCTGACCTTTACTGCCATAAGAATATCCTTCTATATATACAACAGTCTTACCATTAAATAATTCCATATCACCATAACTTCTAAGTGATAGATATACCCATTTAGATATATTTGTAAATCTTTCTATAGGGTCAGACCATTCAGGATATTCTGTGCCTGTAATGTTATTAAATTGACCTATATATTTTTTCTTAGATGATAAGTAATGAAACTTACAATTCTTAAATGACATGTCGCCACTTGCGATACATAATGCTGGTGAATTTAAACTATAATCAATCCCAATCGCTTTTATCTTCTTCATCTATAAATGCCTCATCTTCTAATTCGTGTCCACAAAATGGACATGTTAAAGGTGCTTGAGGACTATCAATGTCCCACCTTACTTCATACGGCGTGTCGCAATTATCACATTTTATTTTTAAATATTGATACTCAATCATTTTTTTATATCTTCTATAATTTTAGAAGAATAATATTCAGCATTCTTCATTTCTACTTTAAAATCAAATTCAGGTATTTCAAATACTTTATCTGTATCTTCAAAAATACTTTTATCAATTGTGTTCATGTATATAATATAATCAGGACTTACAAGTTTTCTTGTCTCATTTGTAGGACAAATAAAATCACAAATAACATAATCTAATTCTTTTAAAAGTTCATCTGCAAGTGATGACATTCTTTTTGCCTGTCTTATTCTACCCTCTGGACTAAAGTCCCAATCATTATATTTTTCTCTAACTTCATCAGCATTTAAGTGAAAACAATAATCTAATTTTTTTTCTAAAACTTTTGCTAAAGTTGATTTACCAGAACCTGATAACCCACATATTAAAATTTTCATAATTTAAATTCTTTAAACTGGTCTTTCTCCACATCTTGTTTAATACCACCTATAACATAACTTTCTATTTCAGTTTCTTGTGGTGCATTTTGTAATCCTTTAGAGTTTAACCAATGACTTACCCAAGGTAATGGGTTAGTTTTCTGGTCATACTTTGCTTCTAATCCTATTGTTCTCATTCTTTTGTTTGCCATGTGTTCAACAAATCTATGTAAAAGTTTTTCTGATAAACCTATCATAGAACCTTTTGTAAGTAAATAAGTTGCCCACCTTTTTTCTTCTTCTACTGCATTATCATACATATCATAAACTTGTTGTTTTGTATCTTCGATAACTTTCAACATAACTTTATCTTGTTCATGTTCACGATAGTTGTTTATTATTTTTTGCGATATTGCTAGATGTTGTGATTCATCTCTTGCAATAAAAGATATAATCTTAGCAGAACCTTCTAATTGTTTTAATTCACCAAAAGCAAAACTACATGCAAATGATACATAGAATCTTAGACCCTCTAATATGTTTACCGTGCATAATGCAAGCCACAATTTCTTTTTAAGTTCGTATTCATCTACATCTTGATTCATAAGTTTTCTATAACCTATATCTATCAATTCATCATATGCTTTTGTAACTGACTTTGCTCTTTCTTCTATCTTTTCATCTTCTATTATAGTATCAAATACTTCATTAGGATTTGGATATAAATTTTTTATAATGTATGTGTAAGACCTAGAGTGTATAGTCTCCATAAAATCCCATGTCAAGATACATGATTCTAATTCTGGTAAACTTACAAATGGTAAAAATGCAAGAGCAGGTCCTCTACCTTGCACACTATCTAACATTGTTTGATATTTTAAATTAGATGTAAATATAAATTTGTGTTCTTCTCTTAAATTCTGATAATCATTTCTATCTTTTTGTAAAGATACTTCTTCAGGTCTCCAGAAGAAACCTAATTGTTGTTGTGTAAGTTTATCAAATATAGGATACTTAAATGTATCATATCTTTGTACTGCTAAATCTTTACCAAAGAACATTGGTTGTTTAGTAAAGTCTAATCCTTTTTCTTTATTAAAAACGCTCTTTATATTGTGCATGATTCACACTCCTCTTCTATTAGTTCTTCTTCTTTATATGTTGAATCATCCTCTAATACATCAGGTTTATCATCTTCATCTGTCTTACCATCATATGTATTTTGATAGTAAGATGTTTTCCATCCTAGTTTATAAGTCGTAAGAAGGTCTCTTGCCATTACTGATAATGGTACTTGATTTTCTTCGTAGTCTTCTGGATTGTATGACCAGTTGCCTGATATTGCCTGGTCAAAATACTTCTGCATAACTGCTACGATATTTATATATCCGGTGTTTCCACCCATGCCCCATAGTAAAGTATATTTACTTTTCAATGATAAGTATTGTGGCACTACTTGTTTAAGAGGTCCTTGTTTAGACTTCTTAATAGATAAAAAGTCTCTAGGTGGTTCAATGCCGTTTGTAGCATTAGAAACCACGCTAGAGGATTCTGATGGCATTTGAGCTGATAGAGTGCTATGTCGGAGACCATGCTCAGTTATATCTTTCCTAAGTGATTCCCAATCTAGAGATAGTTTGCGATTTATAATCTCATCTACCTCTTTTTTGTAAGTATCAATAGGTAAGACGCCATCAGAATATTTTGTTCTGTCAAAGTATTCACATTTGCCTTTTTCTTTTGCAAGTGTATTACTTGCTTTTAATAGATAATATTGAAAGTGTTCTGTTAGTTCATCTACTGCTTCCCAAGCACCTTTTTCACTATAATTATAGCCTGTTCTCGCTAGATAATGTGCTAGACCGATATATCCAACACCTAGACTACGCCGTGCCTTTGTACTGATTTCTGCAGCCTTTACAGGGTAGCCTTGATGTTCTATCACTTCATCTAAAGCTCGTACAGATAAGTCGCACAGCGTCTCCAAATCATCAAAATAGACTAGTTTACCCACATTAATTGCACTTAGTATACATAGAGCGATTTCGCCCTCGCCATCAATGTGCTGTAATGGTTCTGTGGGTAATGTGATTTCTTGACATAGATTAGACATTCTAACTAAATCTTTAAATGATGAGTGAGTATTGCAATGGTCAATATTCATGATATAGATACGACCTGTTTCTGCCCTTTCTTTTAACATAGACATAAACAATTCTTGTGCATTTATTTTCTTCTTATATACTGAAGTTTTTCTTTCAGCAGCTTCATATATCTCATCAAATTTATCTGTACCCCAATGTTCATATAATTCAGGTACTTCATGAGGTGAGAATAAAGTTATGTCTTCATTCTTAATAAATCTTTCATAGAATAATTTAGATAGTTGTATTGAGTAATCTAATTTTCTAACTCTATTATCATCACTACCTTTGTTGTTTTTTAAAACTAATATGTCTTCTATCTCTTGGTGCCATATTGGGAAGTGTACAGTTGCACTACCACCTCTTACACCATTTTGTGTGCAACATTTTACAGTCGCCTCAAACTTTTTCAAGAAAGGAATAATACCTGTGTGTTGTACTTCACCACCTCTAATTCTAGAATTGATACCTCTAATACGACCTGCATTAATACCGATACCTGCCCTTTGAGCAACATATCTACCTATCGCCATGTCTGAAGAAAAAATAGATGGCAATGTATCATCACTATCTACTAATACACATGAAGCATATTGTTTAAGTGGTGTTCTAACACCTGCCATAACAGGTGTAGGTATGTTAATTAAATGTTTACTGATTGCACGATAATATTTTTTAATGTAGGTAAGTCTTGTTGATTTAGGATAATTATGAAATACTGTGGCGGCGATTAACATATACATAAACTGAGGTGTTTCGTATACTGCACCGGTACTTCTATCTTGTACTAAGTATTTGTCAATGACTTGCCTTAGACCTGCATATGTAAAATCATAATCTCTTTCATGCACAATCCATTGTTCCATTCTATCCCAATCTCTTTTATCATACCACTTATCTAAATCTTTATCATAAACACCTAACTTAATACCCTTTTGTACTTGGTCATGTATGTGTGGATGGTCCCAAAGTTTTCTGTTTAATTGTTTTCTTAGACTGAATAAAAGTAATCGAGCTG